TTCCTATTTGGTTTTGCCGTTTCAAAAAGGTGAGTATGAAATCGTTCTTCCCTTAAAAATAACGCAAAACAAAGATCATAATTGGCGGTAAAGCATGAACCTTGAAATAGATTTAGGGGACAGTGTAGCCGAACTAGAAGAGCAATTAGAGCTGTCGATTCGTCAGCTTCAAAAAGCCGTGACACGAACGATACAGAAAACCGCCCGTTGGCTGGAAACACAAACCAAACGAGAGTTAGGGGTGGCCTTGTCGGTCCCGCAACGTGTTTTAGCGGCCCGTTATTACAAAACCTTTTACATGAAAAACGGCAGACGCACGGTAAACGTGTGGTTTGGGTTATCGCCTATTGCAGTGAGTGCCTTGGGTAAACCAAAGCAAACCGACATTGGCGTTAGAGTGGGGAAGCATCATTTCATTGGCGCCTTTATCGCCACCATGAAAAGCGGCCACAGTGGCGTTTTTAAGCGAAAACATGCCTCGGGTGGAAAGCGTTCGAAGCGATCGGACGGACAATGGACAGAACTGCCCATCGAGGAAGAGCGTTTTTCTATCGAGAAAATTGCCCTGCCAATCATAGAGCGTTATCACGTTCGAGCCGAAGCGCGCTTTCACCAGATTTTAAAACAAGAGATCAACTTCGTAATGAACGTCGAGGGGCAGTGAGTGGCAAACACCAGTATTAATTTAAGCGATGTACACCAAGCCATTATCGATGCCCTAAAAGATCGTTTTCCTAAAGTGACTATTGCCAGCTACGACCCAAGTGAAAACCTCGAATCGCTCGCTCCAGCCTGTTTGCTGAACATCGAAGAATTACCCAAAGCGCCCGATGTTGGCGATGGCCGTTATCCTGTGTTGGCACAATTTGCCATTCATTGTGTGCTAGGACGGGAAGTCGACAATTTGCAAATGGAACTCCAAGAGTTCGCTGTGGCCGTGTCGCAGTTCGTTTATGAGAAGGGTATTTGGCTAAAAGGTTCCGTCTTAGAAAAGCCGTTCAACATCGAGGCGTATCCTGGCAACTTTCGTAAGGAAACGAAGGGCGGTTTTGATTCATGGGTGGTGAACTGGGAACAAAAACTCTACCTCGGTGCATCCACTTGGCAACCTGAAACGGTTAAAAGTGGCATTCGCATTGCGGCCAACCCAACCGATGAAAACGAACAAGACGAATACCGGAGCCTCTAATGCGTCAACTGATCGAAGCCATGGTTCGGGACATGTTGAACCCTTATCTCGAAAGAATCGAAGAGTTAAGCGAAGAAACCGAAGACTTAAGACGACGGCTACAAAGCATCATTCGACTGGGTTATGTTTGTGAGATTCATGAAGCAAGCACGTTAATTCGTGTGCAGCATGGTGCGCTTAAAACACCGTTCATTCGTTGGTTTGCCTCTGCAGCGGGTGAAACCGCTGATTATCGTTGTCCCTCTGTGGGCGAACAGGCGGTATTACTTAACTATGGTGCGGGTAATAACGGTACGCAAACCGTCGCCTTGATTGGCTTATTTAGCGATAACTTCCCTGCACCAAGCAATGACCCAAACGAGATTGTCCGCTGTTATCCCGATGGCTCACTCGTTTCCTATCATACGAAAAACCATGCTCTCAAAGTGGAAGTGAAAGGCGACGTGATCATTAACGTGGATAAAACCGCCACAGTCAAAGCAGGCGGTGATGTCATGGTGGATGGCAGCATGATCAAGCTTAACAAAGGCGTTGGCGTAGTGACCGGAGCACACAAATGCATGATCACCGGATTACCACACGCGGATTGTTCATCCACCGTCACCGCTGGAAAGTAAGGTATTCAAGATGGCATTAAACCCTGAACAACTCGCCAAAGACATCGAAGCCGCTATGCAAGCCAAGGGCTTTGATCCGCTGGCAAACAAAGCCGCGGGGCATGATTGGTGGTTGGCGTTTGCTGAAGGCATTGTTAACCACATCACCCAAAACGCAGAAGTGCCAGTAACAAGCGGTTCTTCTGCAGGTGCGTATAAAGTCACTTAATAACGAGAGAAGGTGACCTAAATGATTGGGATTGACCGCAAAACAGGCCGAAGAATAACAGGGTTCGATCAACTTGCCAGTCGCATTGTTCAAGTTATGACAACACCAAAAGTAGGGCGAGCCAAACGCCCCAACTTTGGCAGTGATGTTCGTCAATACATGGGCGCGAACATGTCGGACAGCATGTTAATTCGCTTACAGTCCGCTGCCATTGCCGCTTTTTACGAACCAATCAATGGTCTAACCGACTTTGTGCCTTCTCGCTGTGTGGCTAAGCGATTAACCGACGGACTCGCCCTGTATTTTGAAGGCAAGTGGAATGGACAAACAATTAAATTTGAGGTGCCGCTAGATGTTTCCACATCAAAATCCACTGCCTAAACCAGAGATCATCACCACACCGAATTTTGATGATCTTTTTGAAACGGTAAAAAATAGTGTTCTAACGTATTTATCAGACAACGCGCCGGATGACGTGGCAGGTGTCGCAAAAACCTTTGAAAACGACGCCGAGTTATTAACCAAATTTACCCAAGCGTTTACCGTTATTCTGCAAAGCCAGTTCAGACAGATGAACGCCCAAGCACTTCAAATGTTTGGCATGTACGCCACAGACAACGACATGGTTGATCTAATCGCCAGTCAACTAGGCGTAGAGCGGCAAATATTGGACGAAGGCGACCCGAACGCCTTTCCAGTGGTACCACCCACCATGGAAAGCAACGACGCATTGCTCACACGTTATTACCTTGCCGCCTATGCGTTAGCGACAACCGGCACACGATCCGGTTACCGCTTCAATGCCATGACGCTAGGCGGTCGTCCTAAAGTCACGGTTGAAAGCCCAACCCCAAGCAAAGTGGTTGTGACCTACGAATTCGAATCGCACGAGATGGCAGGGCAAACCAAAGACGCTCAAGCGCGACGCGTTGCACCTGGGGAAGTGGATTGTTTTATTTTGGCTCATGCCAATAACGGAGTACCAGCCGAAGCGCTAATTGCAGCAACACAGCAATACATGCAGCGGGATGACATCGCCCAAGAAACCGATTTGCTCACAGTCAAAGCGCCAACCATCAAGCCTTGGTCTTGTGACGCCGTGCTTTATATCCGAACGGGACCCAATGTCGATGCGGTAAAAGCCGCCGCTGAAAAAGCTGTGCGAGAGTATGCGGAACAACAACATCGACTAGGCGGCAATATTGAGCTTTCTATGCTGTACAGCGTCTTGCTAAAAGCCACCGGCGCTCATCGAGGCGATATACAGCAACCCACTCAACCGTTGCGTTGCCAATACAACGAGGCACCTTACCTTGAGTCAGTCCAAATTACCGTCAACACTGAAAACCTATAGTGTTCTACCAGACAACCGCAGCCCACTAGAGCGAGCGTTAGAGCTTGCTTTGAGTGAAGCCCTTTATTCGATTGATCATCCATACCCTGAATTACTGGATGCACAGAAAACCCGAAAAGAGGCGATCGCAACACTCGGTATCGATCGACAAGTCCCCGTATGGGATTCGACCGACACCGAACAAGTCAAAAGAAATCGATCAGAACAAGCATGGCGAAACAGACAGCTAAGCGGCACAAGAGCGGGGTTTGTTAAAGCACTCGAGCAAATGGGCTTTGGTGCCGATGTTACGCCATGGTTTAAAAAGCCGTCGGAACTTGATCCCTATTATTTTCAAATCTGGGTGTATGCCTCAGATCGAGTATTGACCCCAGAAATCAACGCCCGCATAGATCAACTGCTCATAGAAATGAAGTCAGAGCGAGATTCCTACGTGATGAATCTCGCGCGTGAGTCCATTGCTTCGCCACGCATTGCCGTAGCCGTCGAGATTGGTATCACCATGACATCACAGCCATTTGTTCCAGCGGGCAGTGAGGCAAATGCATTAACTCATACGGGCATTGCCCAACATTTACGAATCATTTCCACATCGGAGCCAGCAAGAAATGAGCGACTTTAGAACCTATGTCACGCAAACAGGCTTTGGTCTTGAGCGTGACGCAAAATTTAACAATACCCAAGTGGATTTGGCCGTTTTAGTCGTGGGTGACGGTGTTCTACCAGACTCTGCCTCACCTGCTGAAAAAACCGACCTAATACATCAAGTTCGCGAATATGCGATAACCATCGAAAAGGATGAAAAAGACCCAAACGTATGGATCGCACGAGCAGAAATCCCTGCCAGTGATGGCGGTTTTTTTATCAAGGAAGCAGGCATTAAAACGACAGATGGTGAGCTTTATTCTTATGCTCGACAAGCAGGGGACTACAAACCGCTGCTAGAAGAAGGGCAAGGTAAAAGCTACACAATCCGTCTAAAGTTCGTGCCCGGTAACGCAGACGCGATTCAAATAAAAATTGACCCTTCTGTGCAGTTTGCTACGCCGACGGATTTAGAGAATGCGGTAAAAGCGCATTTGGAGGAAGAAGATCCTCATCAGCAGTATCAAACTAAAGCACTTGCGGCTTCTCAAGCAGTAGCAGAGAAAAAGTATGCGGATTCGCTACAGAATCAGAAGAAGCTATTTGACGTTTCAGGCACGGCTGACGCGATCGTATTAACCAGTAAAGCAGGGGCTACACCCATTATTGGGTTAACTGATTTTGATGAATTTACTTTTATCGTGTCAGAAACAAATACGGATGCAGTAACAATCTCCATTGATGGGCTAGGTGCCGTCCCCTTGTCTGGCGTTGTAACGGATACCCAAATATTTAAAACGGCCTTATTGACTGTGAGATACGTTAATGGGGCGTTTTATATAGCAGATCAGGTTAATCCAAAGACTGGCAATCCAGTAGCACTCATTGGTGAGATATTGTCATCGCCATTTGCCGGTCTGGGCGCAGGTAAAATGCGATTTGATTCTGGTGAATTGAGTCGTTCGACTCATCCTATTTTATTTGCAAAAGCCCTTAAAACTGGATTAATTGATCAAGCAACAAAAGATGCTGATTTGAAGAAATACGGTGGTAAGTGGGGTGACGGGGACGGCTCAATGACATTCACAGTGCCAATTTATGATGGCGGGTTTACTCGAATGATGGGTGATGCACTTGGGCTAGACGTGGGCCGTGAATTAGGGAGCTGGCAGGGCGATGCTATTAGAAATATGGAAGGCTCGGTTGGTTTTGGTGGGGGAAGTTCATCATCTAATTATAATGTCTATGATCCCACAGGTATTTTTGGTTCACAGAAAAATGGTGCTACAGCGTTCAGTCATAATTCTGGAAATATAGAAGAAGTTGATAACATAATTGTTTTTGACGCATCTCTAGTCGTCCCTACTGGCCTAGATAACCGCCCCATGAACTACTCGGTTAACGCTGAATTTTTGGTATAGGAGATCATAATGACAACACTATATGCATTTGATAGATCATCAAAATACTGGCTGTTCACTGGGCTGGTAAATCAGCAATTAGACGCAATCAGCGGCGAGCCGATTTCATTGCGCAATGCCACAAATATTGAATTAATCCCAGAAAAAGCAGGTCATCAGCGTTATTTCAAAGACGACGCTTGGCATTACGTGGTCGACAACACCGGCACGGACTACTGGCTTGCCGATGGTTCGAAACACACGATCACAGAACTTGGCAAAGCACTTCCCGAAGGCGCTTTACTCGAGGAACCACCCAAGCCAGAACCAACCTTCGAGCAACGCTTAGCCTCAACCATCGCCCAGCGCGAAGCGGCCTACAAAACCGAATCCGACCCGCTCTATATGGAATGGCAATACGACCAAACGGACGAAGCCGAACAAAAGTGGCGCGATAAAGTCGCGGAGATAAAAGAGCGCTATCCCTTACCAACGGAATAACAATTTCTAATTAAAGAACCCCTTACCCGAAAAGTAACAAGAACCCCAGCCGCATCAGCGGTTTTTTTACGTCTGGAGAAAGCCCATGGCCACGAAACAGCCGCCTAATCCTCGGCAAAAATACACCGTACTCTCGCCTTACCAATGCCCAAATCACAAGCATTGGCACGAAAAAGGCGACACGGTCGAGCTGCTTCCGTGCGAAGCGGATTTCCTAATCCTCAGTGGCAAAGTCGCCCTCGCGACCACAACCGCTAAACCAAAAGGAGAGGCGTAATGCCAGAAATTGCATCCTTTGTACACAACGGCATGAGTGTCGAAACCCACTCCGCGCCGCCACCAATGGGGCCGCTGGGCAGCGTTGTTTTGGGCGTAGTCGGCACCGCGCCAGACGCCGACCCGCTATGGCCGAAAAACAGCCCAATCCGCATTGCCAACATGGGCGCGGTTGCCAAGCTGGACATGGCAGGCACAGAACGCGGCACGCTTTACCGTACTTGTTACGAATTGCTACGCATCGTTTCCGTACCTATGTATGTGGTTATCGTGGAAGAGGGCACAGACGCCGCAGACACAACAAACAAGGTAATAGGCAAAGTCGATCCTGCTACTGGCCAGCGAACCGGCATCGAAGCCTTAGGCGACTGCCAAGAAGTCCCCACCCACATCGCCGCACCGGGCTTCAATACCAAACCCGTGGCCGATGCACTCGCCGCCATGGGCAAACGCCTCTACGCGATCCCCGTTGGCG